CGCTTCCACGGTTTCAACGACCTGCGCATCTGCAAAGGGGTAGTTTTCGAACGGAATATCCCCTATACCGTGCAGATAACGGCCGGACGCGCCGAAAAACGCGATTCTCTTTACGTTGTAACGGTCGAGCTGTCCGGAACCGTTAACGATAGTCATCCTGTGCTCCATGCACGTGGGGAGATCGTCCTGGCAAAGAAACTTCCTGAGGGGATCCGTTCCCTTCCCGATTCCCCTGCATCACCATATAAACCATTGAACGGCCGGATCTATAACCCGCAACGTCTCTTTCACGGCCCCGATCTGCACGGCATCGAGGAGGTGCTGCCCTACTTGCGCCTGCCCAACATCGACTACCCGCTGAAGCTCACCGGTGAGCTGGCCGGCATGTCGCTCGCGGTCGGATGCAACGAGGGCTCGATCGAGCTGGGCAACTGCACCGTGAAGAAGTTCAAGGTGACGCCGCTCGAAGGTGGCAGCGTGGAGCTGGGCTTTCTGGTGCAGTGCTCGGAGGAGATCAACGAGATCGTCGCCGGTTGGCTAGACATGTGGCAGCAGCGGCAGCTGTCGCTCCACCTCGTGGCCGGCGAGCTGCATGACCTGCGACAGCAGGAGTTCGATGTCGAGGACACGCGCGAGGCCGCGATCGCGGAGAACGCGCCGGATGGCAAGAAGCGCAAGCCACGCGCGCCCAAGGAGTACGTGACGGGGAACGAAGCATGAACAAGCTCGACGGCAAGAGTCTTGGACAGATGGTGGCCGACGGTGACGTGGTGGTGCTCTCAGGCTCGGCAGATCAATGCGGCGAGATGGTCTGGGACAAGGTCACCGAAGGCGTGATGAACGGACTCATGAACTCGATGAAGCGCGATGCGCGCTGCGAGTGCTGGTGGGCCTTCATGTGCAAGGCGCGTCACTCGCTGATCGAGTCGGTCGGTGGCGAGGAGTCCTCGCTGATGCTGACCGCGCTGCAGATGACGATGCCGATGGCAGTCTCCAAGGTTGATGAGGAACATGCGAAAGGAGGGCACGATGCCTAGCACCCAATACACAGGACCGACCAAGGACCAGATCGAAGAGACCATTGAACGCATGAAGCGCTCGCTTCATCATCAGCACACCAAGGATCGACAAGACAAGGACCACCTGGTCCTGATGCCTGCGGGCTCGAAGACACCGGTCTGGTTGGCGCAGATCCCGAAGCAGTCAGCCTTCACGCGCGAAGAGACCAAGGACATCGTGAGCCAATCGGTGGCGCGTGCACTCGAGGTCGATCGTCAGCATCGCCCCGAGGATGGCTGGGTGCAGCGCGCTGATGCCAGGGTCGAGTTGATTGCGCATGTCGCGCTGGAGCTGCGTGAGCAGCATGTGCCGGGCGATGCGTACGACTCGATCATCGATGCGCTCTACAGGCGCTTCAAGCAATGGGTGGATCACAAGGAATGATGGAACCCAATCAAACGAGAGCACCGAGTGAGATGAGTGAACCCATGTAGTCGAGAGAACCCAGCCTGGCCGAGTGAACCACGAAAGCCGAGAGCACCCTCTCACGCGAGTGAACCAAAGAACGCGAGAGCACCCACCTTGGAGAGTGAACCCGAATGAAAGAGAGCACCCTTTGCTGTGAGTGAACCACGCGACGGCGAGAGCACCCAACTGCACGAGTGAACCCACACGTTCGAGAGCACCCAGTTTCGGGAGTGAACCCACGATTTTGAGAGCACCCAACTACCGGAGTGAGCCCATGAATACGAGAGCACCCGGCATCATCAGTGCCGGGCACCTAGAACCGATCGAGCGCCTGTCGCGCGACATCCTGACAGCGGCGCGCACACTCACCGACACCGAGGCGCGCTTCCTTGTCGACGCCTACTACATGATGCAAGAGGACCGAAAACGCGCGCACAACCAGGTCCGCGCATTGGGCGAAGATGCCGAGCCGAACTCGGTGGTGCAGTGGCTTGCCACTCAAAGCCAGACGCTCGAGAACCAGATCAAGCGCGGCCTGGACACCTACACCGATGCTCACGTGATGGGATCGTGGATGCGCGAGGTCAAGGGCATCGGGCCGGTGCTGAGTGCCGGCCTGCTCGCGCACATCGACATCACAAAGGCACCGACCGTGGGCCACATCTGGCGCTATGCCGGACTCGATCCCACCGTGAAGTGGGAGAAGGGCCACAAGCGCCCGTGGAACGCGACCCTGAAGACCTTGTGCTGGAAGATCGGGCAGAGCTTCATGAAGCTGTCGAATGACGAGGAGTGCTTCTACGGTCAGATCTACAAGCGGCGCAAAGCCTACGAGATCGAGCGCAACCTTGCCGGTGGCAATGCCGAGACGGCGAAGACTTGGCTAGACAAGGTGGGCAAGACCACCGAGGCGCATGGGCACTATGCGGCAGGCCACCTGCCTCCATCGCAGATCGACGGGCGCGCGCGCCGCTATGCGGTCAAGCTTTTCCTGAGCCATCTGCATGGGGCCTGGTATTGGCAGCACTTCAAGCAACTGGCGCCACTGCCCTACCCGATCGCGATCCTCAACCACGTGCACATGATCGAGAGCCCGCATTAGCCCGGTCCACTGAGAGCACCCAAACGTTCGAGTGAGCCCGATGGTCTGAGAGCACCCGTTGTGAGGAGTGAACCCATGAGGGCGAGAGCACCCTGATTGACGAGTGAACCCCATCCCCAGAGAGCACCCTTAGGCGTGGAGTGAACCCCCATTCCCTGAGAGAACCCTTTGCCCCAGAGTGAGCCCAGATTGATGAGAGAACCCGGTGTCACGAGTGAGCCCAGATTGATGAGAGAACCCACCAAAGGCGAGTGAACCCAGCAGGTCGAGAGCACCCGTCGCTGCGAGTGAGCCCAAATGCGCGAGAGCACCCATTACGCGGAGTGAACCCGGACCCCTGAGAGCACCCAACGACGCGAGTGAACCCTGAAAAGCGAAAGCGCCTCTGGAGGGCGCTTTCTGGTGGGAGCACAATTCGTGCGAAGTCTTTGGCCGGACTGATTCCCGAATGGGAATCGTAAGGCCATGACTGCGCGCAAAGCAAACCCTATCCATCCACCAAACCCAACTGGCAAGGGACTCACGCCAGGAGGGCGCCCTGGGCGCATCTCGAAAGAGAACCGCGACCTGGTCGACAACCTCACGATCGCCCTCGAGGTGCTCGGTGGCAAGCGCCTGATGGTGCCACCGCTCGCGCAGTACTTCGTCAACCTCGGCAAGAAGAGTCCGACCGCGCTCGCCTCGGTGGTCTCGCGCGCGATGCCGCTGCAGATCAAGGCCGAGGCCGGCAACCTGCAGATCGTGGTGCAGCAGCTCGTGGTGAGCGACCGGCCGGTGGCCGGCGTGATCAGCTCACCGATTCAGGAGCACGTTCAACTTCTCGAGGCCAGGCCGGCGCTGCCGATGATCGAAGAGGTCATCGATGCCTCGTGAGCAGATCATCGACGGTGGCATCGAGCCGCGCTTCTACCAGGCGCCCTACATGGCCGCTCGCGAGCGCGACTGCAAGTTCCTGTGCTGGGTCATGCACCGGCGCGGCGGCAAGGACCGCACTGCGCTTGCCCAGGCCTGCCGGGATGCCTTCCGGCGCGTGGGTCTGTACTGGCACTGCCTGCCGACCCTGAAGCAGGGCAAGAAGGTGGTGTGGGACAACATCACCGCGGATGGCCAGAACCTGATCAAGCAGACCTTCCCCGACTCGATCATCAAGAAGAAGGTCGAAGACGAGATGAAGCTCGAGCTGGTCAACGGCAGCATCGTGCAGATCGTCGGCGCCGACTACTTCACCGGCGTGCTGGGTGCGAACCCGGTGCACGTGACCTTCTCCGAGTGGTCCCTGACCGACCCGCGGGCCTACGACTACATCCGACCGATCCTGCGCGAGAACAAGGGCTCGGTGGCGTTCATCTACACCCCCCGCGGCTACAACCATGGCTGGTCCACATTCAACATCGCCAAGAAGCTGAAGGGCGCCTTCGTGGCGCGGATGACGATTCAAGACACCGGCGTGCTGACCGAGGCCGACATGGAGATGGAGCGTGCCATGGGCATGCCCGACGACCTGATCCAGCAGGAGTACTTCTGCGACTTCGCCGCGGCCAACGTCGGCGCCATCGTCGGCAAGCAGATCAGCCAGGCCGAGCGCGAGGGGCGGCTCAACACCGAGGCGAACTACTTCCAAGGCTCGCGCATCGTGGTCTCGAGCGACATCGGCTACCGCGACACCGCGGCCTGGTGGTTCTGGCAGCTCGAGATGGGCGGCTTCTCGCTGATCGACTACGACGAGGGCTCCGGGCTCGACGCGCAGGACTGGATCACGCGACTGAAGGAGCACAACCTTCCCATCGATCGCCTCTACCTGCCGCACGACGCCAGGGCCAAGACGATGGCCACCAAGTACAGCGTGATCGAACAGATGGCGCAGGCCTTCAATTGCGAGATCGTGCCGCTGTCCAGGGTCAAGGACCGCATCAACGCCGCACGCACGGTGCTGCCTCGCTGCCAGTTCCATTCGGAGCGTTGCTCACGCGGCATCGACGCGCTGCGCGCCTGGTGCTTCGAGTGGGACGACGAGCGAAAGATCTTCTCGATGGAACCCGAGCACAACTGGGCCAGCCACGCGAGCGACGCATTCCGCTATCTCGCGCTCGCCTGGCAGCAGATCCCGGTGAAGGACGAGCGGCCGAAGCCGACGCTACAGCCGGGGCAGGTGATATTGCAGGGTCCGCCACCACCGCGAAGTGGCAGGAGGATCGCGATCTAACTCTAGTCTACGAAAAATTCCGGGTAACAAATCATGAGTGCGGCG